CTTGGTATCCTTTCCACCAGTCTGGTGCAGGCCTGCCCCAATCCCATTTAGCAAATGATTTTGCCATGTGATAGTAATTACGGTATGCTGTAACAGCATCACCTTTAACTATACAATCAGGATAATGTGACATAGCTTGTGCAAACTCGGTTAATCCAGTGTTTGGTATATTTATCGGAGTTTTAGCGAGTGCTTCACCAAGAACTTCATAAGTTTTATGAACTTTGCCACGTCTGTATTCGAATTCTTTACACATACCGATGAAGTGTTCGTAATGCCATAGATAGTTTTCTTTAGATGCTAGCGTCCATGTAGTACAAGGATGGTACTTATGAACTGCTGCATAGAAAATGTCATCACGTTCATCACCAAAAGAGAAGTATGTTTGAATGGTCTTACCAGATTTAGACCTACGCTTTTCTGGTATGCCGTCCAGCAACCTGTGTGCAGTACTTAGCATTTGACCTGATTCCACAATCATTTTTGGAACATGTCTGTCACACAACATTTGTGCAGCCGTAATTGGATTTTTGTCAAGTATAAAAATATTCATATTGTCACCTTCAAATAATATAGATTATATCATAAATTTCACTGTTTGTAAAGGATTAATTTTTTCTTTAAGAAGAAAGTCTTACCTCCGGATTTATCAACTTGATTTGGGTTTCTAAGAAATTTCTTTTTTCTAAAATTATATTCATCTTGTTTAACTTACCTCGCTTTTTAAGTTTTAATGCATAAATTTGTAGTTCATTAGAGTCTTTACGTAAACGTTCAAGTTGTTGCAACATGTGTTACCTTTCGTTGATATTATAGCAAATTAGGGAATGCCTCCTTTACTACAGGTTCTGTGATACCTTTAAATTTTTCTTTGTTAATCATTGACAAAACAACTTTAGCATCTTCAGGATGTACGCCTTCCAATATACCAATAAAGATTTGTTCTCTTTTATATTTTGGCATCTTATCACCTTGACCGCCTTTTACAAAATATTTAAACTTTGTATTTTCTCTAAATAGATTTGCTGGGTGGTGATGAGCTGGAGAAGGAGTATATGGAGGTCTACCAATAGGAAGATTCCATTGCACCTTGTCATCCATCGTGCCGCGTATGACATCTTTTAAAGCCCATGATTCGTTTTCTTTTAAAATCTTGACTTTTTCTTCACGAGTCCGTTGTTTGCCAACTTCTTCTAATATTTCAAAAACATATTTAATCATTAAATAAACTCCTGTACACTTTCAATCAATTGATTACATCTCTTAGTAACTAAGTAATGAAATACTTTACTTTTGTTTTCTAGAGGATTTTGATCCTCATAGTTATTTATAATTTCTTGTTTGAGCTCGGGTGGTGTTTCGCTAAGAGCAATTAATTTTTCATTTCTGCAATAGTTACGATACCATGATGCAGCATAAAGTAATTCACCTTGTTCAAGATCTTCCATAATATCTTCTACTTTCTTTTGAGACATAGGTGTTTGCCTGAAACCTTCTACAAATGTATCGTCATTGGATAAAATGTTTGGTACACCATCGCCTTTATCACCACGTATAATATGATTAAGTAAGAAGTACCTAGCATTCTTTTCTACAATTTCTTTCTTAAGAATTGGAGAGAACTGTCTGACATTTGGAAACCTTTGTAGTTGTACAAAGTCTCTGTCAGAAGATACAATCATGATTTTTTCTGGATTGAATTCAACTTTTGATTTCTCAATGACTAATGTACCAATAACATCATCGGCTTCACAGCCATCTATCTTAATAACTTTATAAGGAAAGTTTTCTCCGATTTCTTCTCGTATAAGATTTAAAATACGAAATGCTTCATCCCAATCAAAAGATGAAGTACCTCTATCTTTTTTACGATTAGCTTTGTATTGTGGAAATGCTTTCCTACGCCAGTTGTTTGCAGCATCTACAGCAAGAACCATTTCACCGAATTCATCACGGTATCTTTTATGATACATTCTGAGAGAATTCAATATCATATGACGAATCATTTGTTCATCAAATGTTTTATTGATTATGATACTTGCTAGTGCAATACCACTGTAGTCAACTATAATCATTAGCCAATCCTTTTGTTATTATAATAATCGTATGTTCTTTTATAAACATATACGTCCCATAGTGTAGCATTCTTCATACCACCTTTAGGATCGCCAAAGTAATTAAAACCATTGGTTGGTTTTCTACCTTTCTTTTCAACTCTAAACTTAGTTTTATTAGAGTTGCATGCTTTTACAATAGACTTAACCATTTCGTATTCAGCCATATCTCTTGGATCTTTAGGATCAAATCTGCCAATCCATGATGTTGATCTTTCGTGCTTTCCAATGTGTATACCCATTATATAATCTCCTCAGATAGTTTTTGAACCATTGTGTACTTATTAGCGAGATCTTTTATGATCTTCATATTGTAATCTTCTCTTAAGGTTTCTCTTCTAATATGCTCTGGAAGAGTTCTTAGTAAAAGTTTAATTTTAATCGAAGGCTTTTCTGACCTAAGGATTAATTCTTTTAAGTTTTTAGTACTGATTGGTTTAGACATATAAAGTTTCTCCGCTTTGTTTATTTTATAGTACTATTATACTATAGTTTTCCACAAATGTAAAGGAAAAAATGCATTTAATTTAAAAAAAGTGATTAATATGTTAATTATATTTCTTCCATATAGAATGGAGTATATAAAACCATATACCGTTTATAGCCGGCTCTATCAATGCTACTGATCCTGCCTCCCATAAACTGGCATTTGTCATTAAAGTGACAACACCCATAGCAATAATGATATGGCCTATAGTATAAATTATTGCTAAAGTAACACTACTTCCTTTTATAACATTCTTTAAAAAGTTAAATGCGCCTTGTGTAAACTCAGTCATATTTTTCCTTCCATATTTTTTCAAATGGTTCTTCGGTGTACTCTAGTCTTTCGCTATTTCCCCAGATTCTTTTAGTGTATTGATGATACATTCTATCAATATCTTTCTGACTCCAAGCATCTGGTATCAATTGGCCTTTTATTGCATAATAAAGTCTATTAGCTTCTTTGTTTTTTTCTTTAGTCATACGCCATAACATCCAATCATAGTACCTTTCTGGCTCGTCGGTTACTATATAATCTCCTGTTCCAGTCATGTCTTGCGTATATCTATTTGTCATTTGTTAAATCACTCATTGGAAATATTTTTGATATTGCTTTAGCGCAAGCTATAGCAACTTCACTGCATTCTTTCTGTGTACCGTTTGAGGACCTCAATTCAATAAAATGAATCCAACTTCTTATAGAGCCATTCATATATAATCTAGATGTAGTTAATCCTTCTGGTAACACTGCTCTTGCAACTTCCTTTGCAATTCCTTTTTTAATGGCTGCATTGTAGACTTGCTTACACATCCAGATAACTCGTTGTTGTTCTCTTTCCCAATCGAGTTGGAAAGTTTCATCATCAACTTCGATACTACTTTGTCTATTCTTATCATCTTGCATTCGCGCTTCTCTGGTAACAAATTCTAACTCCTTTACTGGATTTGCATATCTTTGACTAAACTCTTGAAAACTAAAACTTCTATGTCTGAGTATTTGTCTTGCAATATCTCTTGTAGTATTGATCTCAATACAAGCACTTGCCATTTCAAATGGAGACCAATGCTGGTGTTTAATCAGATATTTTAAAAGTTTTTCATTTGTTGCTGTGCTTTCTTGACCAGATGGATTAGAAACTCTAGCACAATATGCTATAAGATCTTGTACATTCTCTAATCCAATAATATCTGTAGGTTGAGAGTAACTTATAAGTCTTGCTATCATAATTTGAAATCCTTAAATCTTTGACCAGTAGTAGTTTTATCAAAAACTGGTGTATCATCGGTTAATGTTTGTTCATTTTCTTCAACATCATATAATCTCATTTTAGATCTATCAACACCAATTACAAATCTTTTATGCATTGTTGGATCATTATATCTATTCTTTAATTGCTTTACCATGAACTGACCTTGTTGTTCGAGTTCTTCGGTGGATATTAATGCAAACATCAAGTCCGCTGTTGCGGGTAATCCAAAAGATTCACTTGTATCTTCCAACCCAACATCCGAGTTAGAATAACCAGAACGAGTCGTTTGCGTTGCAGAGAAGATCGGTACGTTAAACTCGACCGCAAGGCCACGTAATTCTTCAGCAATTGCTTTAATGTAAGTGTATGAATTGATCGATCCTCCCATTGCTTTCATTCTTGAACTTGAACATATATTTAAATAATCAATAAAGATAAGATCTGGTTCAAATTGTCTTTTTAATTTCAGTTCATTAAGTAATGCTCTGAAATGACCTGAATGCGCAGAACCAGTAGGATATTCTTTAATGATTAATTTACCAGTAGTTTTCTTTGCAATGTTATTTACCATCAATGAAAACCTGTCTTTTGATATCTTATCGAGTTGATCAATAGGTACATCAAGTAAGTTAGCATCTATTCTTTCAGCTATTCTTTCTTCAGCCATTTCCATAGTAATGTATAATACATTATGACCTTGTACTAAAGATGATGCAGCCACATGGCACATAAACAAAGATTTACCGACACCTGTGCCAGCCAGCGCAATATTTAATGTTTTACGTGGTACGCCACCTTTTGTAATAGTATTAAAGTATTCTAAATCAAACGGCAACCTATCTTCTTCTGTATGATAAAATTTAAATCTATCTTCAGCATTTTCTACATAATCATGACCGACTTGCAAATCAAAGCCAACACCTAAAGCCTTAGTCAATAAATCTGGTAAAGCGCCTTTAGTTAATTGTTCGTGCTTTCCATCAATAATTGATATGGATTCCATTATTGCAAGATATATTGCTCTGTCTTGGCACCATTTTTCTGTAGTGTCCAACAACCATTTATCATCTACCTTTTCATTTGAAAACAGTTGTGGCACAATATCCATAGCCAAATTATATTGTTCATCATTTAATTTATCGGCACCATCGAGTTCAATTTTAAAAGCTTCAGTATTAGGTAACTTATTATACTTTGCAACAAATTTACCTGCTTCACGAAACAGTATTCGATATATGCCTTCAAAGTAATCTGGTTTGATGAATGGTAATACTTTACGCATGTAATCTTCATCAGTCAATAGATTACGTAATATAGTTTGTTCTAGATTAGTGGGCATATGCAACTTTCTTTAAATCTCGATCTATTTCTTTTTGTATATCTTCAACTCTACTTTCTAAGTAACTTATTGAAGTGTGTATATGACCAGTGTCATGTGGTTGTAGTTTGCTTTTAGCAGTTGCAATCTCATCCATAAGAAATACCAGTCTTTGACTACTTGACATCTTCATCTTTAACCTCTCTTGTTATTACATTACCATCTTCTATTCCTCTGGCCATTACTTGCTCTAGTAATATGCCAGCGAATTCTTGTAACTTTTTATTTTCTTTTGTTAACTCAGTGTCTGGTGTGTACACAATGTCAAAGTTAAAAGACATATACTTATCTTTTCCTTTGCCATTGAACTTTACTACACCAAACTTCAATACCGTTTCAGTAAACGTACCTGAAAGTATTCTCACATTCCAAGCTTGTTCATCGCCTTTATCTGGAATTATTTGATAGTGCTTATCTTCGGTCAACACCATTAATGTTGATCCATTTTATCTAAGTTGATAACATTATTTACAATCGAATACTTATTTGTTAAGTACTGTTTAAAATCAGTATCTTCCATAATAGGTTTCCAAAAGTCTGCACTTAATGTGTCTTTTTCTCGAACCTTTGGATCCACCAATTCTCCAGTAGTTTTATCAACCCTACAGTACCAACCAACACTGGGCTTAGAAACATAATTACCAGACAAAGCAGCGTCAAGCAAGCCACTCCAATGCTGGACACCACCGTCCCAACTAACAGAAATAGGTATTTTAGACTTTTCTTTAACATATCTTGATTTCTCCACATTGATTACAAAATGATAACCTT